CACATCTATGAATTGATTACACGTGTTCAAAAATGTTTATGCACACCAACAAGAGAGTTAGAGACAGAATACCTTGGATATAGTTTACGAACACAATAAAATTAAAAATTAAATGGCTAAAATAATAAGCAGCTTTGAAGATTTAGGTAAAGATTTTCAATTACAATTAATAAATGAAATAGTTACAGACCACAAATTTGGTGAATCAATAATAGATATTATTGAACCAAAATATTTTCCATCCGAGGCCTTCCAAAAGATTGCTCACATAATTAAGAACTACCATAAAGAACACGATGTGTTATTAAATTTTCCATCGTTAAGACTTGAGGTTAAAAATGAAATTGGGCCAGAGTTTGAAGCTTTTAGAACGCAATTAGATGATACTATCAACGATATAGAAAATTGTAAAGTTGGTAACCTAAACACACAGAATAACGCTAAAAAATTCTGTAAATTACAATCAATACGTAGTGCTGTAAATGAGATAAAAACGAAATTAGATCGTGGTGTTATTTCAGACTACGATGAAATCGAAAAAAAGATTAAAGATGCTATCACTTTTAAAGAAGAACAGGATCCCATCTTATTATTCGATAACATAGACAAAGTCTTATCAGAAGACTATAGAGACCCAATGCCAACAGGTATTCAGGGTATCGATGACTGCACAAAAGGTGGGTTATCAAAAGGTGAGGTTGGTTTAGTTATTGCACCACTTGGTGTTGGTAAAACAACTTTCTTAACAAAAGTTGCTAGTAGCGCATTCCTTAGTGGAAGAACTGTATTACAAATATTTTTTGAGGATAAAGAAGAAGCTGTACAGAGAAAACATTTTTCAGCTTTAACAAAAATACCGCTTTCTGAGTTATCAGAAAATAAAGCTTTGATTCAAACAAAAATCAAAGCTATTAAAGAGGAATACAAAAACAATTTGTATTTACAGAAATTACCAGCCGATGGTGTTACGATAAATAAAATCAAAAACATCATTAAAAAAATCAATTCTAAAGGTACTAAAGTTGATATGCTTGTTTTAGACTACATTGACTGTCTTTCCATGGAGAAAGAAACTTCAAATTCAGAGGAGTGGTCAAATGAAGGTAAAATCATGCGTGCGTTTGAAAGTATGGTAGATGAGATGAATGTTGCTGGTTGGACCGCAACCCAAGGTAATAGAAGTTCAACAAGTGTTGAGGTGGTTAAGACTGAAAATATGGGTGGTAACCTTAAAAAAGCGCAGATTGCTCACTTTATTATGAGTATTGGTAAAACTCTTGAACAAAAAGATCATAAGGTTGCAACAATATCAATCCTTAAAAACCGTATGGGTGATGATGGTATGATATTTAAAGATTGTTTATTTGACAATTCAAGGATTTTAATCGATACAAATGATATGTTAACGGAAAAAGGTTTTGAGACTCAAAAACAACAGCAAAGTGTTGAGGTTAGAAGGAAATACTTAGAGGGGTTAAAAAAAGATAAAGAAGAAACAACAGAAATTAGTGAAGGTTTAGGATAATAAACGTATCTTTACCCATATTTATTTAAACAATAAAAATTATGCAAGAAAAAATTTTACAGGAAAATCCAAATAGATTTGTTATTTTCCCTATTGAACACAACGACATTTGGGAGTTCTACAAACAACATCAGGCTGCGTTTTGGACAGCTGAAGAAGTCGATTTATCTAACGATACCAGGGATTGGCAAAACTTAACGGATAATGAAAGGTATTTTATTAAAAACATTTTATCATTCTTTGCTTCATCGGATGGTATTGTTAATGAAAACCTTGCTGAGAATTTTTTAAAAGAAGTGCAATACCCAGAGGCTAAGTTCTTTTATGGGATTCAGATTGCCATGGAAAATATCCACAGCCTTATGTATTCTTTGTTGATTGATACTTACATATCAAATGCACAAGAAAAACTAGAAAGTTTCAGGGCATTGGAACATTTACCAGCGGTACAGAAAAAAGCTAATTGGGCTTTGAACTGGATTGAAAACGCTTCTTTTCAAGAAAGATTGGTTGCGTTTGCGGCTGTAGAAGGTATTTTCTTCTCAGGATCTTTCTGCTCAATTTTTTGGTTAAAATCAAGAGGTTTGATGCAGGGTTTATGCAACGCAAATACACTTATTTTTAAAGACGAAAATTTACATTGTGATTTTGCGATTAACTTAATTAACAACCACATTGAGAATAAACCATCAGAAAGTAGAATCAGAGAGATTTTATTATCTGCTTTGGAAATCGAAAAAGAATTTATCACAGAGTCATTACCAGTGTCACTTATTGGTATGAACTCAAACTTAATGAAACAATATTTAGAGTTTGTTACAGATGGTTTGTTGGTTAAATTTGGGTGCAAAAAAGAGTTCAACGTTGAACAACCTTTTAAATTTATGGAACAAATTGCTGTTGAAACAAAAGGTAACTTCTTTGAGTCAAGAACAGTAGAGTATCAGAAAGCTAAATTGAATGAGAAGCTTAGTTTTACTGATAATTTTTAAATTAAATTAAACAAATAAAAAAAAATAAAATGATCATACAAAAACGTGATGATGAACAAGCTGCGTTTAATCCGTCAAAAATTTTGACGAGAATTAAAAAAGCGGCTAAAGGATTAAAAGTTAGTTCAGACGAAATTTTTATAAAAGGGATTACCTCATTACCAAATGAAGGGGTTGTAACAACAAAAGAGATTGATAAGTTGTTGGCTGAAATAGCGGCATCATATACTGGTAGTCATTACGATTACAGTAAATTGGCTGCAAATATCGCCATATCATCTTATCATAAAGAAACAAACCCAAGCTTCACCGAAACAATGAAATTGTTAGCTGAGGATAGCATCATCAATGATGAATTAATAAAAATGATCGAAGATTATGGTGCTGATAATGTGGATGCGGTTATCAATCACGAAAAAGATTTTCAATTTGATTACTTTGCTTGGAGATCTTTACACGAGATGTATTTAACAAAAACATCATTGGGTAAACAAATTGAAAGACCACAACACATGTATATGCGTGTAGCTTTATGGGTGACTAAATCATTTGAAGAAGCGGTTGAGTACTATGAAGCGTTATCTAATCAATTCATTTCTCCAGCAACACCGATCATGATTAATTCTGGTACCAAAATTCCTCAATTAGCGTCATGTGTATTACATTACAATAATGATGACTCAAGAAACGGTCTTTTAGACAGTTTAAGAGATATTTCAGTTTATTCTGCTGATGCAGCTGGTATTGGATTATGTATGTCAAATATCCGTAGTAAAGAAAGTAGGATTAAAACATCTGGTGGTTTTGCTGGTGGGTTATTAAAATACCTTAAAATTGTAAATGAATCACTTCGTTTCTTTAATCAACAAGGTCGTAGACCAGGAAGTGCTGCGATTTATGTTGAACCATGGCACAAAGATATTTTTGATCTTCTTGAGATTAAAAAGAATACAGGTGCTGAAGAATTAAGAGCAAGAGATTTATTCACAGCGTTATGGATTCCAGATAATTTCATGAGAGCGGTTGAAGACGATACTGATTGGTATTTATTCTGCCCGAATGACATCGTTAAGAATGGTTTAAAACCACTTCAGGAGTGTTTTGGGGATGAGTATGAGGCTAACTACAATAAGGCCGTAGAAATGGGTTTAGGTAAAAAAGTAAAGGCTCAAGAAATATGGATTAAAGTTATTGAAGCACAAGTTGAAACTGGTGTACCATACCTTTGTTCAAAAGACAACGCTAATAAAAAAACTAACCACCAAAACATTGGGGTTATCAAACAGTCAAATCTTTGCAACGAAATTTATCAGTTTACAGATGAAAAGACAACAGCTATCTGCACACTATCATCTGTGGTGGTTAAAAACTATGTTAAGAATAAAACATTTGATTTTGAACATTTATGTCGTGAGGTTAGAAAAATTGTTAGAGCACTTAATAAAGTTGTTGATATCAACTCCTATTCAACTGAAAAGGGTAAAAAAGGTGGTTTGGAACAAAGAGCAATCGCTATTGGGGTTCAAGGACTTGCCGATGTATTCTTTTTGATGGACTATGTGTTTACATCTGAAGAGGCTAAAAAACTTAATAAAAGAATATTTGAAACAATTTACTTTGCAGCTATAACCGAAAGTAATGAATTGTGTAAAACTGGTGAGTACAAACCTTACAAACATTTCAAAGGATCTCCAATGTCAAAAGGTATATTCCAATTTGATATGTGGGGTGTTGACCAAAGTGAATTAATGTGGGATTGGGAATCTTTAAAAGGTTCGGTAAAAGAACACGGTATTTGTAATAGTTTGTTTACGGCACAAATGCCAGTTGCTTCATCAGCTAAAATTACAGGTTCGTATGAGATGACTGAGGTTATTTCTTCTAACCTATTCAATAGAAGAGTTGTTGGTGGTGAGTTCTTAATCGCTAATAGATACTTGATTGAAGATTTTGAAGATTTAGGTATTTGGTCAGAAGCTTTTAAAAATGAAATCATCATGAACGAAGGTTCTATTCAAAATATTAATTTTAATAAGTTTTTGGATACAACTGATAAACATTACGAGAAAAAAATTAAGAGAATTGAACATTTAATCCAAAAATATAGAATAATTTGGGAAGTTTCACAGAAAGAGTTAATTGATATGGCCGCAGATAGAGCACCTTTTATTGATCAATCACAATCTATGAATGTTTATTTCCAGGCACCAACAGTTCAGAAACTATCATCTAGTCACTTCTGGGCTTGGAAACGAGGTCTTAAATCACTTTGTTACTATGTTAGAACAAAAGCTATCTCAACAGGGGCAAAACACTTAGCAATTAGCGTACCAAATGCCGAAGTACCAACTGCTGTTACACCTAAACCAGAACCGATACAAGTTCTTGAAGCGGTTAAACCAGAAAATAGTCAATTTGATTGTTTTGGATGTAGTTCATAATTAATATATCGATATTATTGGAATCCCGTCACATTGGCGGGATTTTTTTTATTTACAAAAAATAAATTATTACGATATTTATAAATAAAGAATATGGCAATTAAAAAACAAACCTTTGGTATTGATTTTCCTTTCACTGAATCAAATAGTGGGGATTATGTTGGTTTGACCAGTATACCAGAAGCTGAGGTAAAATCTATGCTAATACACCTTCTTTTAACAAGAAGAGGTTCCAGATATTATTTACCAGATTTTGGTACAAATTTATATCAGTATATATTCGAACCACTTGATGAAACAACTCTTGGTAAGATTGAAAATGAAATTCAAGATGCTGTTGAAAAATACATACCGAATTTAAAATTAAATGCTATTAATATCACAAAAGTTGGGGATGAAACCGAATTTTTAAATAACACTGAAAAAGAACATCAAATTAGAATAAATTTAGATTACACAATAAGCTCTAAAACATTTTCAACGAGCGATAAATTATCAATAACAGTATAAAATGGCAAATAGACAAATAAATTATAGTAAAAGAGATTTCGCTGCATTAAAAACGGAGCAAATAAACTATATTAAACAATATTATCCTGAAGTTGTACAAAGCTTTAATGACGCATCAATATTATCGGTATTTTTAGATTTAAATGCCGCTATCGCTGATAACTTAAACTTTCAAATCGATAGGGCTTTACAAGAGACCGTTTTAGACTATGCACAGGAAAAACAATCATTATATAACATAGCTAAGACTTATGGTCTTAAATTACCTACAAAATCGTCTGCCGTAGCTGTTGTGGAGTTTACGGTTCAAGTACCTGCTTATGGTGATCAAGAAGATATTAGATACCTACCTATTATTAAATCTGGTACACAAGTATCAAACGGTGAAAATACATACGAATTATTATATGATGTTGATTTTGCTTCAGCAACAAATATTTCAG